TAATATGGTAGATATAGTTCTTAAATTAACTGGTGAAGAAGTTTCTGTTTCATCGACACCAGATACTGTTCGTGGCTCTGTTATTTTTAGGGTTTATACACCAACGGGTGGAGACTCTCTTATCACCGTAAGAGATTCTGCTAATACTGTATTAGGAACAATGACACAGCCCGGTGGTTTTGTAGAAATCATGACAAAACAACCAACTGATACGGTGTCGGCGAATACTACTATTAAGTGTACTCCTGTTGCATACAAATAACAAATTCATTATCTTATAAATAAAAACAAAAAAGGGCTTAAATATGAAACTTATTACCGAAGTTACAGAAGATTGCGCGGTACTAACCGAAGCCAATGAAGATGGTAAAAAGAACTACTTCATTGAAGGTATCTTTATGCAAGGTGATATTAAGAACCGCAACGGCCGTATCTATCCTTCAGGTATTCTTGAAAAAGAAATGAAAAGATACGACGATCAATTTATTAAGACAAAGCGAGCCCTTGGTGAACTCGGCCATCCAGATGGTCCTTCAATTAATGGAGACAGAGTTTCTCACCTCATCACAGAAATGAAAAGAGATGGTTCTAACTTTGTAGGTAAGGCTAAAATTCTTGGCACACCTATGGGTCAGATTGTTAAAACGTTTATGGACGAAGGTGTTAAGATCGGTGTTTCAACAAGAGGTCTTGGTTCAGTAAAAGCAACAAGAGAAGGTATCATGGAAGTTCAAAATGATTTCCATCTTTCGACAGTTGACATCGTTACTGATCCTTCAGGACCAAATTGTTTTGTTAACGGAATCATGGAAAATACTGAATATTACTATGATATTGCTTCAGGTACATGGAGAGCTCAAGAAGCTATTCAAGAAATGGTACAGGAAGTAAAAAGAGAGTATAAGAAAACTGTTCGTAGAATTGATGAAAACACGGCAGCACGAATGTTTGAACGTTTTGTTGATTCGCTTAGAAATTGAAATTTTATAAATAATACTCATATAGATGATAAATCCACAAAAAGGGAGTAAACATATGTCAAAAGAGCTACAGGAAAAGTTCGTGTCTGACGATGGTATTTCGACTGCTGCAGAGACAGTTACAGCAGCAGGCGGCACTATTCAAAATAAAAAGGCAGATCTTAAAAAGTCTGTTAACCCAACCGCAGACAAAATTAAAACACCAACACCTGGCCAAGGTGCTGTAAAAGAAGAAGCAGAAGTAGAAGATGATGCAGAAGAAATCGTCGAGATCGACGAGTCAATCGAATCTATCTTTGAAGGAATGGATCTTTCTGAAGAATTCAAAAATAAAGTGACACTAGTTTTCGAAGCTGCAGTTAATGAAGCTGCTACTAAGAAAGCAGACGCAGTAATTGCTGAAGCAACTGAAGCTCTTGAAGCAGAAATGCAAGAGTCAATGGATTCTGCGATTGAAAAAATCGTTGAAAATCTTGATTCCTATCTCGACTATGTAGTAGAAGAGTGGATGAAAGAAAATGAAGTTGCTATTGAAACCGGAATCAAGGTTGAGATGGCGGAGTCATTAATGGCTGGTCTTAAGAGCCTATTCGAAGAGCACAACATTGAAATCGATGAAGAAACAATCGACGTTGTTGCTGGTCTTGAAGAAGAGGTAGAAGATCTTAAGAAAACTGCTAATGAAGTAATTACAGAAAATGTAAATCTTGCTAAGCAGGTTGCCGCACTTAAGGCTGAAAAAGTTTTCGAAGAAATGACCGAAGATCTTACAATCACCCAGCGTGAAAGACTTAAGGTTCTTTCTGAGAAGCTAGATTTCGGAAATATCGAAGAGTATTCTTCGGATCTTCAGACTCTTAAGGAATCATTCTTCTCAAAGAAGAAGGTTGTAACTGAAGAAGTTGCTGAAGAAGAAATCATCACTGAGCAGTCTGAAGTGAGAAAGCCAGCTTCAGATCATTTCACAGTTAACGCTCTTGTTGAAGCTCTAAACGCAAGAAGCAAAACAAAAACAATGAAAAACTAATTATTATAAATAGATCCAGATAAGAACTTTAATAAGGAGATAGCAGAAAATGACTCAGTCAAACTATCAAGCACTTGTAGAAAAGTGGGGCCCAATTCTTGAGCACACAAACTTTTCTCCAATCAAAGACCAACACAAGCGCGCAGTCACCGCGACAATTCTTGAGAACACTGAAAAGGCTCTTCTAGAATCAGGCGACCGTCAGCTTGCACAGAGCTCCCTACTTATGGAAGCTCCAACTAACGACGTAGGATCAACCGGTGGATTTACTGGCAGCTCATTAGCAGCTGGCCCAGGCGCTGGTTACGACCCAGTACTTATTTCTCTAGTACGTCGTGCAATGCCTAACCTAATCGCATACGATATCGCTGGTGTTCAGCCAATGACTGGCCCAACCGGTCTTATCTTCGCAATGCGTTCACGTTACAGCGCTCAAAACGGTACAGAAGCTTTCTACAACGAAGCTGATACCACATTCTCTGGTGCTGGTACTCAAACCGGTACTCCAATCCCAGCAGGCTTCCCAGCTAACACTTCTCTTCTTACCAGTGGTACTGGTATGTCGACAGCAGCTGCTGAAGCTCTTGGTGACGGCGGTGGTACAAACTTCGCAGAAATGGCATTCTCGATCGAGAAAGTTACAGTATCTGCTAACAGCCGTGCGCTAAAAGCAGAATACACCACTGAACTTGCACAAGACCTTCGTGCAGTTCATGGTCTAGATGCTGAAACTGAGCTTTCAAACATTCTACAATCAGAAATCCTTGTAGAAATTAACCGTGAGCTTGTTCGTACAATCTATACAAACGCTGTTTCTGGTGCAGCTGCAACTGCACAACCTGGTATCTTCGACCTAGACGTTGACGCAAATGGCCGTTGGTCAGTTGAAAAGTTCAAGGGTCTTATGTTCCAGATCGAGCAAGAAGCTAATGCTATCGCAAAAGCAACCCGTCGTGGTAAGGGTAACATCGTTATCTGTTCGTCAGATGTTGCATCTGCTCTACAGATGGCTGGTGTTCTTGACTACACCCCAGCTCTTAACAGCAACGCACTAGAAGTTGACGATACCGGCAATACCTTCGCTGGTGTTCTTAACGGCCGTTACAGAGTGTACATCGACCCATACGCAGGTAACAACTACATGGTTGTTGGCTACAAGGGTTCGAGCGCATTCGACGCAGGTATCTTCTACTGCCCATACGTTCCACTACAGATGGTACGTGCAGTTGGTGAGAACAGCTTCCAGCCAAAAATCGGCTTCAAAACCCGTTACGGTATGGTTGCTAACCCATTCGCACGCGGTAACGATGGCGCAAGCCCAGCACTTGGTGTACTTGCTACAAACACCAACGTCTACTACCGTAGAGTTCGCGTTACTAACCTATTCTAATAAAAAGAAGGGGCAGATCAACTGCCCCTCTAAAACAAACTGGGGTGGCGAAAGCCACCCCTTTTTTGTTGCTTAAGCCATGCCAAGAGCTGCTTTGTACATCTCAAGCACAGCTTCTTCTTCAGCAATAGCATCAGCTTTGCGCTTACGAATAGCAATGATCTTCTTCATCACTTTAGTGTCATACCCACGACCTTTGGCTTCTGCCATCAGATCTTTTTGTTGAGTAGTAACATCTTTCTTCTCAGATTCAAGTTGTTCATAGCGCTCGATGAACTGGCGCAGCTCGTCGGCGGTTACGTTGTATGCATCATTCATAGTATATACTCCAGTGTTACAGTTTGATTAGGTTAAGCAAGGTACAAGCTCATGAGAACAGGTACACCTACAATTAAAAACATGACGATAAAAAGTGAAATTCCTAGACCTTTAAACATTTTCGCAGCTCAGCTCCTTCATAGTTATCCATTTTAATATAATGCTGTAAAACTTGATTGTCTGGTTGCAACTTGTGTAGTTCTTTTGCAAATTTTTCAATCATGTCATAGTCCAATTGTGTTTTGATATGTTTACCCATTTATTCCATCCGATATATTAAAAGGAGAGACAGCTTACGCTGCCTCTGCCATGTCGATTGCAAGATCAAGAGCGTCAACCTTGCGCTTAGCATTGGTACCAAACCAAGCCGATGCCATACGAGTATCAACCGAGCGACCAAGTTCGTGGTCAGTCATGTAGGTAACTGCGTTGTAGGCATTCCACCAAGTACCAGGGCGGAAGTGATCGCCAGGCTGGTTTTCAACAAGTTCAATTGCACGTTCTGCGGTACGAGACAGAGTCTTGTTCTCTTGAGTCGACTCGCCGAAGATCTTACCGAAGAACTTCTCAAGTTTAGCACGATCGTACTGCTTGGAACCAAGGAACTCAGCAGCTTCTTTGAACTT